GCAGATAACAGGTCAGATGTCGTAGACGTTGTCGTAGAATATAACAGAATGTTATATTGAGCAAGTACCCAGCTGGTGTTTATTTTTGGATGTGGCTTTCGTATATAAGTCGGAGCTTCTTTGGAGGAGGTATCAGTCTACTTCTGAACGTTGAACGAGTAACAAGTAAGCATGGAGTTAAAGTGTAAAGAAGTGTTGTTGAAACAAGCTCCGGAATCATTGAAACATTTTGCGGCAGCTGCATGGATCAATTCTCGAAAGAATTGGGATCCGAAATTAGCTAAACATTTAGCAAAGTGCTCGAAACAAATTAGAGATATTCTTTTCGATTGCGATTATAAGGGACGAGGAAAAGGAGTATTGTACACATACAATAATATCGAAGAAATAGTGGATTGGGAAGAAACACGTGCTGAACTACCTTATCACCCAAGATGGTTATCGAAAAATATGAAGAGACATTTGATAACTGTGAAGCTACAAGATGAAATAGAAATGGATGATTATCCACATAAAAAAGTCTGTAAACGTCTATTTTCAGACTAATGCAAGATGGAGAACATGGAGCAGGAGCAGCAGATGACGGTGGGGGAGTTGATGAATTTGATTTGGACTCATTACTCCGATTTGAAAGTCAGCAATCCCCAGTGGTGGGAAATACTAATGGAGAACTTAACATCTACGGAAAACGACCAAGAAGCCCTACCGACGGAGGATCTAAAGACATTGATCACTTTTTTGATGAAGATAATCAAATGCTGGAAAATGAATTCAGCAACTTGGCGAGTGGACTCTTACGAGAAATTGGCAGAACGGAGTTCGAAGCTAGTCGGACTTACATTTCGGACGTCATTGCCTGTGATTCATCCGAAGAAGCTAATCGACTTAGTAGAATCGTTGTTGCCTCAGGAAGATTCTATCGAGGAGGATTCCTTTGCATCAGTGTCCACGAAGACCACATCCATGTCGTCCATGACTGCGCCTACTCAAACAATTCGTGTAGGTGCAAATTCGCAAAAGGGGCCGAGATCAAAGACAACATTCGACCAGCTCTTCGAAAGAGAGTTCCGATTGGCAGGCTCAAAGAGCGAGACTGGTACAACATCCTCAAGTATTTCACGACAGATGGGCGACGATGTAAATTGCTTGTCTTGCGTGGAGCCGTTCGGGGACTTCCGGCTGGAATTGAAAATTTGGAGAGCTCGCGATATCGAAGAAATACCCTCGAGCGAATGGTGGAAACATGTACGGGACAAGGCGGTGCTGAATTACAACAAGGACTCCAAATTAGATACGAGCGTGGTAAAGGTATTCGAGGAAGGTTTGAAGCACATAAGAGTGCAGGAAAATCGAGAGTGCTGCTCACAGACGAAAAGATTCAAGAAAAATTAAGGATGTATCCTACGTGTCCTATTATTGCTATTATCGATACTGATCCATGGCTTAATGATAAAGATTTAATGTTACTACGTGGAGACGACAAAAGAGTTAAGAATAATGTTGATGCTTGGCAACTAACGCTATGCAGATGGAATTTTGAAGATTTTAATGCTTTTTATAAGCGTAAGGATTGCTATCCAATATTCATGGCAGGATATATTCCATTTGAAGAAACATACTATACTGTAACCGAGAGCATAGATGTACTCGAAAAACTTTTATATTTTCAATTTGATGGGGATGAAGACGATATCCGTAACTTTTTATATCAACTTTATAATGTACTAGAGCGTAAGACACCTAAGCTTAATACTTTTCTTATTTCTAGTCCTGCTTCAGCGGGTAAAAACTTCTTTATAGATGTATTTGTTAATTATTTACTCAATCGAGGACAATTTATGATGGCTAACAGGAATAACAACTTTCCATTTCAACAAGCACATGGTAAACGTGTACTAATTTGGGATGAACCAAATTACGAAAGTGCAATGACAGATACTTTGAAGATGATTTGTGGCGGAGGAGCTTATAATGTGAACGTGAAGAACAAAGATCCAGTACATGTGTTTCGTACGCCTGTAATTATACTTACTAATACGCATATTGACATTATGTCAGCACCGGAATTTAAAGATCGGATTATTCAATTTAAATGGAAAGCGGCGCCGTTATTGAAGGATTATTTGAAGTTGCCCAATCCACTGGCAGCTTTTGAGCTTTTAGTTAAGTGGAATATTATAAAGGACAATGTAATCATAGAATAAGAAAAAACAATGTAATCATAGAATAAGATATTGGTCAATAAAGCATTTATTAAAATAAAATATACATATTTTCCTTATTCATTAGGGATTGTAACACTTCCCAAACAATTTGCCCAAACAGACGAATCCTGTACTATAGGTGTTCCATGTTCATAAATTTCTTCCCCTGGTGCAACATTATAAGCACTAGCGAATGCACGGTCAGTATGTTCGCGCCACCCAACAGTCATTTCACAGGTAACATCAAAATATCCTCGTACATCAGTAAATGTAGAATTTGATAAGTCTGAAGTAAGTGATCCAGAAGATAAAGCTGGTGCTGGCATTATTCCAACATGTAGTGATGGCTGCACTTGATGTTGTAGAGTTCCACTAGGACCGACAGATTGATATTGAGATTTTTCAATAGGACTATATAGATTTAATGCCGTTGTATTTGAACTTTTTGCTACCTGTTGATATGTCAAGCTTGATACATTTCCGAAAGAAGCAACAGATTTCTCAATAATTTCAGGTGCAGTATTCCCAGTACCATGACTATATTTCGCATCTGTCATAACCGGTAAACCTGTCCAAATAGCACGTTGGGGATTTGTTAATAATCCCATTTTAGGAGTATATTCATATTCACAAATAGGCATTCCCACAGTATTAGCTGCATCCCATTCCTTAACTTTCGATTGTAAATTAGGCCATCCACTTGTACTCAGAGAGGTAGTAGTTGTACACCAATAATTTTTTAATGTAGTATACATTCCGAATTGATGTTTAGGTGTAATTGTTCCAAAATTCGCATTATTATTAGCAACTCCATATAAATCAGAAACTAATCCCTGATAAGATGGTGAACTTGAAGATCCGTACAATGGTGGTCCTTGAGCCGTAGGTATCATTGGTTCACCACTTGTACCAAATGAAGTGTAATGACGATCTACTCCGTACCCTGTTTTATTTAATCCAATTGAATATATAGCATTTTTATTTTGATTCAAAGTAGCTAATTGAGTAGCTGATGCATTAGTTTCAAATTGGAGTACAGGATTTCTTTGAACAACTGTTACTTTAATATGTTTAACATGTGCTCCATGTCGTAGTAAATTATATTCTGACTGATTCATATATAAAGCAGGAATATGAACTGGAATTTGAGCTAAACTGGACGTCATATAGTATTGAGTATGTGCTGGATATTGTCCTGCTGGTACAGATACAGCAATAGCTTGAGAAATTATTTTAGATGCAAATCCAAAAGTAAAGAATTTATGCTGCTTAATAAAATGCTTGGTATAGAATGAATCGTCATTTCTCGGTCTTGGTATTTCTACAACTCCCTCACTTGCTCCGCTAACACCTCCACCTCCACCTCCACCTTCTGCTCCGGCTCTTCCTGGGAGTGTTGTTCTTCCACGTACTTTCTTACTTCCACTAGTCGGAACACTATCTCCAGTGCGTTTAGTACCACCAGAAGAACTACTAACATTTTGCATTTCTACGTCTCCCATTCCTGTATCCAATTCACGAACAATTTCGTCAATATCGTCTTGATTATAATCTCCGTCAAGTATCTCGTCCAATTCTTGCGAATTAGTATTATGATGTCCTCGCTCAACTTCTTCAAGTTCTGCCGAAATGTCTCCAAGTTCTGGTAATTCTGGTTCGGGTGCTGGTTCTGTAATGGGATTGGGGTGATCGATATCAAGTCCACGTCTAAGTCTTGCGAGTTGATATTGTTCAACTGCATATCTACGTTGTCCTTCATTCATAGATTCCCAATTTGGGCGCTCACTAGGATGTACACCTAATGGTCTTTGACGCGGCATCTGTAAAGATACAGACTATGAATGAAGGACCCGTAGTCTGAAATAAATAAATATAACTTACTTAGATTTTTGGGATACTGGACTCCGATGACTTTTTCGATGCCGTATTTTGCTTGAAGACCAAGTTGACCGATTTTGGCGTAGTAATCACCACTTTTATGATACTCGTCTCTGAATTTGTAGTAGGCTTCTCTGTCTGCACTTTGTACGTCGCTATGTGTTTTTGCATTCGTATATGCTAAATCGTGATCTTTAGCAATTTGCTCTGCCGGGTTTTTTGCAGCTCCTATATGTATTGGATTTCCTGGTCCAATGAATTCACTATTTGGTAGTACTAATCCTTTTTCGGATGTTCTATCCGTTAATTTTTTAATTCCATATGCTCCTGCACCCAACAATGTACCACCAAGTACACCAGTAGCGACTGAGCCTGTTGTCCCAATAGCACTTGCTGATCCACCAAATAATGCACTTCCTCCAGAAGTTGTTGCCAATAGAGGAATAGTTTCTCCCAATTCCAATGCAGTTTCTGGTTCGACCTGGATTCTAGTCTCCTCAGGAGTATTAAATGCAGTTTCTTGTATTTCTGGTTCACTTTCAGGTATTCTTTCGTATTGAGGCCTTCTAATAGGATTAAACCTATTTCTCCACTGTTTAAAACGATTACGCAATTTACTATCGTGATTAGGAAATGGTAAATTATTTGTATCCACGCTAAAAGGTTCACTGTACTCGGGCACCGCACTCGACATACTGAATAAAATACCTCCGACGCGCCGCCTTTATATCTTCCCCACCTCTAAAAATAAACACCAGCTGGGTACTTGCTCAATATAACATTCTGTTATATTCTACGACAACGTCTACGACATCTGACCTGTTATCTGC